GCTGCCATAGTTCCGGCCGTGATTCCAAGTGCCCCGCATACATCCCTTGCAATGTCCTCCGGAGCCCCGTTATAATCCTTCGTCAATTCGGATCCTGTTAAATAGAATATCAGGTCATAAGCCAGATACCGGACCAGGTTGCTTCCTGCCATCTTTTCAATATCAAAGATAATTCCGCCAAATAAGAAGGTTCCCGTGTCCGTCTGAAGGAGTACCTGGTCTCCCTCGTTAATGGTCACATTTGGGAAGTTTGGGTCCTGCGTGTTCTTGGCAATGGTAAATTCCAGTTTCCTGGCTATCTGTCCACTGTCCCCGCTCCAGGTTATGGTTTCCACCAATTCACTCAGATCCTTATCGCCCACCAGGATATTCAACTTTCGTTCTCCTTTCCGATTACGGGATTGCCAGGACCGTCCCCGGATAAATCCACCAGCCGTTGTTACTGCTGCTTTTTCCATGCTGCTTGGCGGCTGCTTCAATCACGGCACTGTTGGCCGCATATATCCGGGAGCTTTGGGCCCCGTTCCCGTATGCTTTTTTTGCGATCCCCCAAAGGGTATCCCCGCTTCCCACCGTATGGGTCTTAGCCGGGACTGCCTCGTCCGGGCGTTGTTTCAAGCCGTTGTCGCGCACCTGCAGCGGGATGGACACGGTCGGCACGGTCAGGTTCCGATACTCCGACAGCTCCAGCGTATAATACATATCCCCGCTGCCTTCCTTTACCTTAAAGCTGCATTTGTCAATCAGCATAGCCAGGTTGACTCCCATGTCCGTAATGATCAGGCGCTTTGTTTCCTTGTTCTCTTTCCAGTTCTCAATCTTAGCCCTGTATTTCTTAGGGGGCATATCAGCATAGCGGTAAAAAGGGGATTCCCGGCTAGGGAAAAAGGAGGAGATTGTCGCTGTGGCGACATCCCGGTTCCCCTTTAAATTGACCGTCCCCATGTTAAGGAGGGTCAGACGCTTATTAAGCTGCGGCGTGATGACTTCCAGCTCTACCGGGTTAACCGGCAGGACAATGTCTCCCAGCTTGATTTTCCTCGTTTTTCCCATAAGCCTCTCCTTTCTGTTTATGCCGTATTGTCAAGTTCTTCTATGATTTTCTTTGCAGTGCGTTCGCTGATTTCCTCAATGTCATCCTCACTCCTTACATGGACTTCATCCGCTATCTTTTGGATTTGGATCGTGATGGTCTTTCCACCAGATGGCGTCACATCCCCTCCATCGGCTGGTTGTCTGGAAAGTTGGATTATATTACTGTCTCCCATAGCTGCCCAGGTAAAGCTTTCCTTGGAAGGCAGTATCCGCGTCCCCTTCGGAAGGTCAATCAGCTCAGGGCCCTTCTCACCCACCCAGGTGGGACCGCCTCTCCAGTTATTGTCTCCTCTGGCATTCTTCCCGGGACTGACGCCGCTTCCGGAGCTTCCGCTTCCGGTATCTCCTCCGCCGGTCACCAAATCCTTAACCTTGGACCAGGCCCCGGCCAGTAAGTCCGCGCCCTTTCCAATGGTGTCAAATATCGGCTCAAGATGGGACCACACCCCGCTGATTGTATCCTGGATGCCGGGCCATACCTTCTGGACCACGCCAAATACCAGCTCAAAGGTGGTAATCAGGATGTCCATAACCGGGCTGATGATGCCCCAGGCAGTTTCCAGTACCTTAGCAATGGCTGGGCCTGCCGTTTCTATAACGGACTGGATGAAATCTGACCGTTCCGCTAAAAATTCCACCACGCCGCCTATCTTGTCCCCGATTTCCGACATGATGGTCGTGACAACCGGAGCTACTACGGAGATGGCTGAACCAATCCCGCCCGCCACAGCCCCTATGATAGAGGCCGCCTGTTGGATAACCGGCACCAGGCTCATGACCACGGGGCCGATACCCGCCATGGCCGTGGTAACAACCGGGGCTATCTGTCCAAATACCGTGGACATACTCCCCAAGAAGCTGGATGCGATGGGCAGAGCCGTGGATACCACGCTGCTGATGATAGGAGCTATCTGAGTGAAGGCGGTCTTAGCCAGACCGATTCCCTTCCCAAGTCCCTGTCCGAATCCGGAGCTAAGTTTCTTTAAGACGGGCTGTGCCTCGTCCATTAGCCCAATCACCTCGGACAGGACCGGCTTTAACTGCTCCACCACACCAAGGCCGAAGTCCGCCGCGTTGCTCTTCATTTTGCCGGTGATCGTGGACATAAGCCCCGCTCCGGAACCGGCCAGCTTTCCGGCTGCTCCTCCAAAAAAGTCCTGGAGTTCACCGGATACGCCGGAAAATCCCTTCTTTTTGAACTCCTCCGCTGAAACCTTGAAGCCGAAGGATTTAAGCCGCTCCGTCTCCCCGACCTTTAAGTCTCCCAGGGCCTCGATGGCATCCATGATGGAGGCAGTCCCTCCACTGGCTG